TTTTATGGGGTATTGATGATAGTTGATATAATTTATAGAATGCGCCATAAAAAGTTCATTCAACATCCAAAAGGAGAAGCTCAAAGTGAAAAATCTCCTTTTGCCTTAAAATCTCCCTGACTTTACACAAAAAGACTGAATCACTTATTTTGTAAAAGACAAAAACAAAATAAAAAGATACAGAAAGATGTAAAAGGAGACACAAAGGAGAAACTAAACTTAACTTATATCGTTATAATTCAACAAGTTATACTTTAAAAGGAGAAAATAAGATATATTTTCATAAACTTATAGCGCACTGAGAAAAAAATAAGTAAAGCAAAATAGAGAAAAACAAGTACGTTTCCCCGCTCTTTGCTATCTCTCAACTATCCGTAAAATACTAATAATCAAAGCGAAAGCGGAGCTTTAGTTATTTGCAATATACTATTCAAGGTACGGAAAGATAACGCTACTTGGCAAGAAAAATTTCTTCAAAATAATATATAGGGTATCAAGAAAAACGTCTTTTTCTCCTTTTAAATACGTAAAGATAGCGTTTTAGACTGAAATTCAACCCCTTAAAGAAAAAGGAGAGAAAACGAAAAAATCCTTTTGCATCTTTGAAGTCTCCTTTTGAAAGGAAAAAGGGTGAGGAAAGAGGCGATTTGAGAAGACTAAACATCAATCACAAAGTGGGTGCGAGAAAACTTTTGTCCCTATCGAATAAAGGCGAAATGTTAAATTTGCCACAGAGATTAGATAAACAAAGAATATAAACAAGAAAGAATATAGATATGAGTTTTCTGAAAAAACTTTTCTCAAGGAAAAACGAGAGAGAGAAACTAAGAACGGATGCTTCACAAGTCTTTGCTACATTAGAGACTATGGAGAAAAAAGGACTATTACTGTGGGACACGAAGAACAGAAGGCTGTTCATAGCGGAGCCGTTAGCTATCCTTATGATACAAAAAGAACAGGGATGGGTAGCCTTCTTACAGAATGTAGCGTATTGGCAATACTATAAGGAAGTGCAAGATTGTTGGGATAGTTATATCCGCAACGAGGAGTTGAAAGCTGTCAGACGTGCAAAAAGAAAGTATGCTATGCTGACCAAGATGGATATAGAACGCATCCGAAGACAGCGCAGAAGCGAGGTACAAGAGGCTGAGAAGAACGCTATTGAGATAAAGCCATTTGAATTGTTCATCCTTGGCGACAATTACGAAGGATCGTATCTTCAAGTTAGCAATGAAACAACCAACACTGCAAAGGAAAGTAAAGAAGCAACCAATCATGTCATAGCCGTAGGAGATTACAACCCTATCACGCAACAGGTAAATATGGCACTATGGAAAGACGTACAGAGTGCATTACAAGAAATCAATAGCGAGAAAGAGTCTATGAGGAAAAAGCATAGCGACATCGACGCACTTGCAGCGAGAATAGTAGAAGGATAAAAAGAACACAAACTAACTCAACCACTATTAATAGCGAATGCCTACCACCTTCACAGGTGATAGGCATTCTTTCAATTAAATACTTATGGCGCGAGTTTAATACACTCTAAAGAAGTTTCTTATAACGTTCATTTTCAATACACTGTTTACGAGGAGACACCTGGTTAAGTTCTAAACCCAACACCCACCAGCCATTATACATCATAGGGATAGTTGCCCATGAAGCATTATCTAAATCCAATCCTCGCAAAGCCTGCAAATCAACGTCACTAAATACCTTGCCCGTTATGGGACATTTCCCCATCCTACGAACAGAGAACAACCATACAAGCAAATCATTCACCCATTCGTCCATTTCAATCTTCAGAGCGGCAGCATTATCATCGTCTTGCTTTGCCGACTTAGCCAGCGATACTTGCGGCTGTTTGGCAAGAAAATATAACGTATGTCGATAATGTACCGTCTTTAGAGAATCGTGCAATTCAGCATCTATCAAAGACGAGTAAGCTAAAGCTGGTGAAGCAGCGGTGTTAACATTGCGCACAAATTCATTCTGCGTATTGATAGTATCAATGCGATAAAAAGATTTTGCCTTACTACCCTTTTCAGGGTTATGCGAAAGCGGACGATAAATTTGCGCCCAATGTTCAAGTATATTATCAAATCGTGAAACCATACCAATACTTTTTTATTCTCCAAAGGACAATTCCAATAGAAGACGATACAAAGATAGAAAAATAAAAACAACGACGTGGGACAAACCTACAAGTCACGTTCACATAAAATCTTAGGTACGTCCGTATCATGCCCAGTACCTCCACCAACAATGCAAGGAGAAAGGCCAAAAGGAGATACGATTACGCCATTTTGAGAAGGCGAATATCTCCCCAAGACTATCAAAGACACATTTCTTTTATTCATATTCAAACAACAAGCAATGCGGACATTTGTAATCCGTCGAGCGCAATGCGGGCGAATGTGAGAGCCACCCACTCCACTCTATTTTATGGGATAAAGGGTGAACGGAAGCACCTATAAGTCTTTTTCTATCCATAACCAGTTATCTTTAGAAACAGAAGTAATTGTATTCGTAACCACGCCACTACCTATCTCAACAAACTGCAAGAACGCTTCTCCACTCCTTGCCCTTTTCTTAGGAGATGACGGGTTACATCCACGACTTGCACTGATACGTACAGACAATGAAGAATCAGACGGGCGCACGTCACGAACGTACAAAACAGGAAAGTTACATATCATATTCACACAAAACCACGGTCTTAGGAAAATGCGCTAAAGAAAAGAAATCACTTTTACTCATATACTCATACCGAGTATTTAGCGTACAAGCAACATTACCTGTACAAACATTCACAGCAGCCATTTGACCCCAAAAAAGAAATTTAGGCACAGAAACAGCCGTCGAGCAAAGACTAATCAAATTCATAATCAACAATAACACAACCCACAACACCACGGATTACTGTCGCAGAGGGATTACAACAAGCAGTACAACAAAGTTCACCTACCCCACTCTTCTTATCGTCATCCCTAAAGAAACGAATATTTCCATTTGGCAACCACTTTGCACGAATAGTATCAGTTCGTTTCACTTTATCCTTCCTCACGCACTTTTGCAATCTCAGCATCTGACAATTTATGATCAGTCACAAGATAATGAATACCCGCATCTTCTGCCTTTTCATTAGCCTCGAAGAATTTAACAACGCTCTCTGGCTTTAAGAAATAAGACTCGTTCACATCATCCTCAAGAATATCAACAATAGCTTTGTCGAGACGGAAAGGCTTAGGGAAACGATAAGTAGGGAGATTTAAGTCATTACGAACTGAAAGCATAAAGACACGTTCACGGTTCTGTGGAACACCAAAGTCTTTTGCATTCATAATAGTCCAATAATTCGTATAACCACAATCCTGGCATACCTTCTGCCATTCCTTGAAATCTTCGACATTAACCTTATTAACCAACGCACGAACATTCTCTTGCAAAAGGAACTTAGGACGCAACGCACGGATAGCATTCTCTGTATACCACAACACAGAAGAGCGAGTACCACTATCACGTTTTATCCCTGTTCGTTTTCCCGCTTGAGAAATAGACTGGCAAGGAGTTGAATAGGTAAGCAAATCAATATCTTCACCCTTCAGAAACGACCAATCCGCTTTGGTCATATCACCCACGTTACGGTCAGCAAACTGAGGAAAAAGAGAGTTATGTGCCACAACCGCTGGCTGTTTCTCCAGCGCAGAACGACTTTCAGGATCGAACTCACTCCACGCCTTCAAGTCGAACGACACATCGTAACCCTTCTGCTTAGCATCTGATACAAGACGTTCCATAGCTAAACACTGTGAATCATAACCTGAACATAACGTAACCATATTGATAGTTTTAGGTAATGGAGCACGAAAAATAGGTTCGTCAAACAAGCTCATAACATCACCCGTCCGTGGTTGCTCGTCTTCGGTTAGCCATATATTACGATAGATATAATAAAGACAATCGACGACGATAGAGTTACCAGCCAACTTATAACAAGCAGATTTACTCAATCCACTTTGCTTAATCTTCTCTATATCAACGTCGCTTACACCCATTAAGCGGAAACACTCGGTCGGTGTCAATTTACGAATATCGAAATAACGCACAGGATGCGTAGGATCTTTCTTTCCCAACAAGTCAGGATGCCCGTCGGGATAAATCTTTGCAATCATACTTTTATTAGAATCATTATTACTAATGCACACGAAAGGGGAGGTATTACCATCTCTACCAGTCTTGGAAGTAATCGTATTACAAACATCCTTAAAGTGCCTGTTTAGAACCTTTCCTTTATCGTTACGTGTCCAACCAACAAATTTACAAATCATACATCTATTTATTCTGCTCCAGATATATAGCAAACTTATCTATTTCATCACGTAACAACTTTATTTTATCAATAAAATCATCTATACTATCATATTCTTTCTTGTGCAGGCGGATAGACCAGTTGTAATCCGAGATTTGTAAGAATGTATTACGCATTTTTTTTCCATGCCATGTAGTACAAC